TAGGATTTATCATATAGCCGCTTGCATGGAGTTGTGAACACTTCAAGACTCTCACTAATTGCTTATCATGGACTTGTTTGCTTAATTCTTCTTTGGCTAGTTCTAGCTTTACTTTTGCTAAATCCGAACATATTTTATTATTAACTCCCAAAGGAATCATAAAAGAAATTTGACCACCCCATCCCTCGTTTATGCTGTAAGTATCTTCACCTTGAGCATCATTACCAGTGTAAAAAGGTGTTATGCTCATACTGGGTTGAGAACAAACTAAATTACCAAACTGATTTTTGCTTGTAGCTCCTTGATTTATATTCATATTCTGATTAATTATTGATGAGTTCCCTACTGCATTGGGTTGTGCTATTACATCAGTCTCACCCTCTGCCAATACTGGGCTACTGACTAAAGACGCTGAGAGAAGATATAACGCTAGTAGTTGTGATCGAGTCATTCTGGGTGATTTTTTCTATCATTTGGCTTGCTGCTCTTGTAGTAATAGATAAAGACCAGTCATCAGTTACAGTTTTTGGTGTAAATATTGCATCAGAATGAGCAATACCACCAGAACTGGCACTTGTCACCTCTATGTTTGAAGCTTCCCAAGAATTTATTGCAGCCCCATATTTTTCAGTCACTACCGAGCGAGTTATTGTCTGAGTAGTATTTTCAGTTCTGTTACTTGAGCCAGTAGTCCAAGTTGGAGTCCCATTTGCAAATACTGGACTTGATAGAAAAAAAGCTAAAATAATAAATTTTTTCATGGTTTTGATTTTGTAGATTCTACTTTTACGACTTCTGGTTTACTTGTTATTAATTCTATTGGCTGCTTAATTATTATAGTTGACTGTCCAGAGGAGTTGCCAAAACTATTTGCTGTTTCACTTTCTTTCTTTTTCTTTTTAGCTCCACCCCCTGCTCCAACACTTATCCCCCATCCAGCCAAAATATTACCAAGTAAAGCGGCACAAAAAGTGTTATCGATTCTTGGTTGATCTGGTAAATCTACACCAAACATTCTATTAGGAAGCTTTACATATCCAAGAGAAAGAACAAGTAAACACCAAGCAACAATTATTGACTGAAAAATTGTGGAAGTTAGAAAAATAATTTTTTCTTGATACTCAGGCTTTTCATCTTCTGTTTGTTGTATTTTTTGCTCTTTTTCTGCTGTTTTATCTGCCATAGTGTAGTTTTATTAGCAATAATAGGCATAATTACAGATTAAAGCAATGCCAGAGGTTCAAGCAGCGTTAATTGGTGCGGCAGCAACAGCGTTTGTTATGGTTCTTTCCAACATGAGCAATAGAAGAGAAAAAACAATTATTGATATTTATAATAGATTAAATAGTCTGAGTCAGGCGGTTAGTCGCTTAGAAGGCAAGATTCAATAAAGTTTGGTATGTTTGAAAAAGAACACCAAAACAAATGTCAAAATTTTTAATTAACCTTTTCATCAAGTTCGGCAAGAGCGAGAGTCTACGCAAAGGTGTCTTGTATATCCTTCGAGACTTAAGTTCCAAGAGTGATAATGATATTGATGACGCAATAGTCAAGATGATTGAAGAAAAGCTCTTTCCAGTCAAATGAGACAGATTATAAAAGCTCTCAACTCCAAGATGAGTCTTGAGGAAGAGTTTGAGCTAGAGAAACAAATACAAAAAATAAATAAACAAAACGACAAAAAAGAATTAAGAGAATATGCAATCGAATTACTTAGAACAGGTTGTAAGCAGGGCCATTTTATAAGCATAGCCCTTGAAATAATTTGTGACCAGCAAGATTTAATTTTTAAATTAGAGGCAGAAAAAGCCAAAAAAAAAGCAACTTTTTTAAGCCGCTTAATATATGTTTTGTTTAATAAAAAATAGAGGACTTACTGACTGTTAAGCTTGTTACTAAGCCTATTAGGGACTTTGACCTTTTGCCCACTTAGCAATCCACGCAGGGAACTCATATCTTTTTACAATTACTATCTATATGGCTATGAGGGCAATCGGGCCAAGTAATTGCAAAAGAGCAGCTATAACCTTTGGATTGGAACAAAGTGTCATGCCTCTCAAGACTAGGGAATTAGATCTCTGTCTGTTATATCAAACCAGACTCCAGATTCTTCAACAATCCCAGTTAATTCATCTGTCCTTGTAACTTCTAAAAATTCAAAAGTTTTTTCTGTATCTGGTGAATAAAAGATTTGCCCTATGTAAGGATTAACAGGAAAAGTTATAGTTTTCATAATTTAGAAAGGAAGGTCGTCTGGTAGCTCAGGCTGGTTCGCTTGTACATCTACAGTCCTTTCAGAGGCTTCTTTGTGAGGCATAGGCTGTATTCTGCCAGAGTTGCCCCACATACCGCCCCAAAGCGAAAATCCAGCCACCTCATCATAATCTGATTTACTCTTATAGACACGAATTTTTGTGCCATCCATTTTTGCATTATCAACAGCTTGCAAAATCCACTTTGCAGCTTTTTCACCCTCTTCACAAGTAAAGTCAATAATTACATTTTGATCTGGGGCATTTTGATTCTGGCTATTGTTGCCAACAATTCTCAATTTTGCGATAAACGCAGGGGTGTTTGTCATTGTTAAAAAGGTTTAATAGGGGTGATTTCATTTGCCTCTTCCCATGCGAGGACTTTGTGTAGTTGGTATCTAATCTTAGGAGTACCAAAAGCAACAAAAGGAAGCTCATAGTACTCAGGGCCATATTCTCTGGCTCGCCAACTTTTGATGGTGTTGGGACTAAGCCCATACCTCTCTGCTAACTGTTGAGTTGTTAGGTACTGGGTTTCAGTTACTGTCATTAGGCTAGTTCAGTTTTTTTGGTAGTTACTAAATCACTGAGAACTGTATATTCATCCTGAGTGATTTTTCCTTGAGTATATCGCACTTCTAAATTTGTTTCATGCGATAACAACCGCTGTAGGTCTGTCTCTTTTTCTATGGCTGTTTTAGCAGCAATAAAGACATTTTGTATGGGCTGTGCTGATCTTGCTTTGTGTGGCTTTTCTTTCTGTGCTTTTTCTTGTTCTGTTGCTCTTGCAACCTCATTAAAAGCCCAAAGCTCATAACCCAGAGAAAAGGTAAAGGCGGCACAGGCGGCTAAAGCTCTTCGATGTGAATCTGATACGTCCCTTGCAGAAATCCTGTCAATTTTGATCGGATTGTTGCGATTGTCCATGATGGCATAGGGAAACAAACCAGTTTCACCACCTTGAGGGTCTGTGAAATAGCACATTAAATAGCCAGATCCGTCAGGTGCTTTCCATACCGCATCAAAAAAGGAGGGGCTTGTAGGCGATTCTGAGTTGAGTTTTAAATGAAAATTCCAGCCTTTTGCATGAATATTCAAATAATATGCAATTCTTGACCATTTGCAGTATTGTCGGCCAGCTTTCTCATAAACATCTTCTGTTGTAACTATGTTATCCAGAATTGGTCTTTCCATTGTTGAGATTGTCATTTTTTAATTACCTCTAAGATTGATGTTTGTTGTTTTTTTGGTTTTTGTACCTTATACAATTTGGTGTCATGTTTAGGTGCAACAAATTTCACCATTGGTTCGTTTTGCACATACTGGTTGAAACATTTTATAAAAGCATTAAGGATGTATCTTTGTGTTCCATAATGTCTTTTTCTAAAATATGGATCTGAAAGCTGATTTCTAAAAGACAGAATTACACTATCAGGAGATAAATTTGCTCCAACAGTAACAGCATCCCAAAATTCCCAAAGTTGTATATCAGACCAGCCCGCATCCATGCAAAGCAGAGTTACTGCTAATCCAAGACTATTTGAAAAACATTTAAAGTTTTTGCGTTTTTTCTTGATTACTGAAAGCAAAGCCTCGATCTCTTCTTGTCTTTCTGTATAGACTTTTGCTATCTCAGGAGCAGAGGGCATCGAAATTGAATTACCACCCCATGTCCTGTCTGGATGATGATAATAACAATAGGTAATTTTCAAAGCTCCAGAAATAGTTCGGCCATCTTCAGATCCAAGAATATCTAAAGCATCACCAATAGTCCTTTTTGATCCAGTATCAACAACATCAAAGATTCCAGCATCCATGTTGGTTGCGACTAACATCTTCACAGTTTTGCGGCTCTGCAATATAGCAGCAAGTCTATGTTGACCATCTATTAGTTGACCTTCTTTATCGAAGGCGATACCTTGATTCGTTACTTTCCACTCATCATTTTCAATTGCTTTAGTAAGTCTTGCGAGGTTTGTGTATTTAAGACCCCTGTTGTTCTTGTTTCTGTGAGTAAGTATTTTTTTTGCCATGTCTGGTGTAATGTCCATGACTTCAAAATGTGGTTTGTCTGATTCATTAGAACCATTTAGGGGGTGTAAGTGTTTGGATTCCGTCTGGACAGGCATTTGTATATCCTCGCCAGAATTTAGTTTTAGATGCTTCAAGTATTTGGTGAAGCGTCTGCTCTTGGAGTTCATAACCTTTCTCAATAAAATTAGGTGAAAGTTGATAAATTCCCACTGAGTAGGGAAACACTTTTTCTACTGCAATAAAAATAAAGCGTTTAGCTCCAGTTGCTTGCAAATAGTGAGCGGCTTGCAGATGGTAGTGGAATGTACAAATTGTTCTAGTAAATTTGTCGGGGTTTGCACCAGCCTCGCCAGTTGTTTTGAGGTCGATCACCATGTCGTCAACCACATAGTCACAGCGGGCTTTACATGGCAAGCCTGTTCCACTGTGAGTCCACCAGTAAGACTGTTCAGCCTTTCCAGTAGGATTTGCAAAAATCTTTTTACAGAAATCATTATTTTTAATGGACTTTGATATGCCCATTAAAGTATTAAATTCTGCGTTGGTATAAGTTTCTATACCTTTTTCTTGTAATGCTAAGGCTTTCTCTTTTCCTCGTTTTGACCTTTTATCATCAAGAAGTGCATATCTATCAGGGAAAAGTTTTGGTTCTAAACAGAGGCAGTGAGTCATTGACCCAAATTTCATGGCAGGGCTAGGAATATTAGGTGGATTATTTTTGCCAAATTTTTTCTGTTCTAAAGCTTCCATCCCATTTGTGATGCCATATTTTAAATCACTAGCAGCCCAGTCTAGTGCGGCTCTATAAATATGTTCTGGAACATCATGGCCTTGTATGTGGTCAGTCATTTTACAATCCTCAACTGTCGTTGGTATTTGAAAGTTGATTTATAAATAGCACTTTGAGGGCCATATTTTTCAACCAAACTAGGGAAAAATTTAAAGATTTTTGCCCTGTTTATTGGATCAGCAGCAATGCCAGCATCAGCAAGCTTTTTTTCAAAATGACTTCCATGAAGTATTGCCATCTCCAGAGTTTTTAGTTGTTTGTCTAAATTCATTGTTAGAATGTGAGTGCCTCTTGGTGTTGGGGCATTAGGTGAAAAGGTAAATTAAAGATGCTCCCAAAGGTCAGGGGTGGCTTTTGGGGGTGTTTTTTTGATACTGTTCTGGCAAAAGTGGAACTAAAAATTTCGTAAAATTCTTTTTTATTAACTGCCAATTTAATGCCAAAACATTGTGATTTATGTCTGATTCTGAAGAACTGAAGTCTCTATATTGAGAAAATTTATAGTTGTCCAGAAAATTATCCCAGAGTATAGATTGTGAAAATGCACCTAACTCTGATAGCTCCATAGGATTTAACATATCCTCTGTAAAATGATTTAAGTCCACAAGAACCAAACTCATTTCATGGTCTATTGGATTTATTGAAAGAGAACAGCAAACAAAAGTTTTTTTATCAAAAAGCCTATAAACTTTTTTACCTATAAGTTCATTGTGAGTAATCATTAATTTTGCTCCACTTTTTCTAATTGTTTCTCAAGGTATCTGAGTTGTTCCCTGTATTTATTAAAAGACTTTTTAGCTTCTCTTGATGCAATAGGGTCATCTATTGTTGTCCAAGTTTCCATTGCAGCTTGCATTAATTTGTGTGTATCTGTGTAATCTTGTTGTAGTTTTGCAAGTGCTTTATTGTCCTTGAAATAGTGTTTTAGATTTATTGGACAATCTTCGACAGGAATTTGAATACTAACATCAACTGCTTTGTATTCTTTTGGTTTAGTTTTTAAACCTAGTGGATCTTCTTTAGTTTTGGCATATTCTTTTTTGTCCCAGTTCTGGCGAAAGTGCCAGATGTCAAAGGGGCAATCATTAAGCCATTTAGTCAAAGCTTCATTTGTGAAGTCGAGGCGGTTTAGGTGTTCTGGTTTCATTTGTTTAGTGATTTACAAGCTAGTTCTATGTTGTTCACATGACAGTCGTGATAGGTCATGTCTGTCAGTGTTGAGGTGAGTGCGAGGGTCATAATAGACCCTGCACTGATAAATAAGAAAAGTTGATTAAGCATTAGTCAAGCTCCGTTTTATCGAAAGTAATTTTGGTTAGTGGATATTCACCAGTATCATTAAAAGCTACATCTATATCATCAGCCATTCTTTTTAGTATTCGAGCGATTTGTTCACCCTCATCTTTTGAATAAAGATAATTGCTAGTGTTGCCTAGATTTGCAAGTTGTTTTACAGCTTTAGCTAACTTATTAAGTCTTGGCTTAAGAAGAGCTTTGAATCTATCTCTTTTGTGCTGACGCTTTTCAATGTCTGTTTTTGGAGTAGTAATAGTCATCGCTTGTTCTCATAAATAAACTGTTTAGCTTGAGCATAAGTTTGGAATCTTTCTGCTCTATATAAGATGCTGTCCCATTTGTGGTAGATGTCGTAATCTTTGATTATCTCCCATTCTTTTTGTTGAGTAGGAACTAAAGGATTGTTTTTGTTCCACTTAAGAACCACATAATGAGGAATTGCTTTTGCTCTTTTTGATTTGGTAGAGGTCATTTTGTGACCTCTTTTGTGTTTTCGTTATTTGTCTCAAAAAGTAAAAACTCATAAAAATTATGTTTTGAGTTTTTAAAACCCTCCCATCTAGCAGCAACTAAATCGGGTCTGCCTATCCAAGTCTCAGCACCCCATCTATCCATAGTGAAAGTTTCTTGCTCACCATTTGGATAAGTTACAGTTCGCTTAAGATCTTGGTGCTTATACTTACGAACAATTACATGGGTGTACTGTCTGTCAGTTCTTCTTTTTAGAACTGTGCCATCTGGCATTGTTGCAGTGACATAATTTGTTTTGGTCATTTGAAATACCTTTGCGAAAATTGACCCCTCGGCCATGTATTAATAATAATCTATCCATATATATATGTCAATAACTTATGCAACTTATTTCAATTTCATAACATAACTATATAAATATGAGTTATATAGGTTGCAATGTGGAAAAGTATGATATTATATATATATATGAGGTCGAGAGATCGGCTGATTATTCAAACTAACTTCGCTAAACAAATGTTCAAACTTCCAACAAAACTTGCAAACCACTTAGAGCAAGAGATCCACACAAAGCTTGTTAAAGCTGTTGAAGATGAAGCAGCTTACTACAACAATATGTGGGCTGAGAGAGAGGCTAAAGGTGAAAAGTTCCACACAACTTTGGAACTTAACTACAGAGGACAAATGGTTGAAAAGCCAAGAGTCTGGAGAGAAGAGGCAAACGCTGGTTACATCTTCATCAAGTTTGCAATGACTGAAGCTGAGTATGAAGGACAAACTGTTGTTACTGACTACTTAAGACCTATGACTTGCACAGTTGACTATAAAGGTTGTGAGCTTCACGCTAAAGCTCAAGCAAAGCACAGCATTGGCCTTTTTGAGAGCAGAGTTAATGGTCATCTTGCAGTTACTGACAAAATCACTGACACTAACCTAAGACTAGGTGAAAAGAACCTTATTCATGGTTTTGTTACTGGAGCTACTAAAGATGGTGAAGAGTTCAAGATTCATACTCAAATGATCTGGAACTATCGTTATGGTGCTAATTCAGCAAACGGCTACCTTACACAGTATGTTCAGTTCAGAAGTGACAGAAGAGGAGCTAGACAGGAAGGCAAGACAGTTCTTCAAAGAGCTACTGAAGCTGAAAAGCAAGCTAAGGCAGATGCCAAGCAAGCTGAGTTGGTTGCTAAGAATGAGGCTAAGTGGGAGAGATTCGCAAAGCTTCCAGATCAAATCGACAGATGGGCTGACAAGCAAATCAAAAAGCATGAGAAGATGCTTACTTTAGCTGGTATCAAAAAAGCAGAAGAACAATTTTTCAGCCACTACTACAACAAAGGCTGTAAGTTTGACAAAGAGTATTACATCACATGGGTATCTGAAGAGCTTACAGAGGTTAAAACATACAAAGAGAAAGTTCAGAAGTTTCTAAACAATGAGCCAGCAGTTAGAGAAATGTTCAGTTTGACTTGCAACACAAGGGACGACTTCAAAGCAAGAGTCTGGAACAGCTAAACCTATCAGCCCCACCTCAACTGGTGGGGTCTTTCCAAAACTACCTATTTAACCTATTTACAAAAAAACAAATGGCATCATTTAAAGAAAAAGCACTCTGGGAAAACAATCAGAGACTCCTTTGCCAGAAAGACATTCTTAAAAGACAGCTTGCAGAGGTAAAAGAAACAAGAAAAAACATTGCAGAACTTGAAGCAATGAGAACAGCAATCAAGGAGATTAAGTAAATGAAAACTCAATTCAAATCACTAAGTCCAGATCATAGTGTTGCAGAGTTACTGTCACTAAAGATCAAACAAGAGGCAGAGCATATCCAAGATGACAAAATAAATGCTTATCTTGAATGTTTGTTATTTAATTGGAAATTTATCACTCTTGGCATTTATCCAGATGGGCAAGTTTATACCATGTATTCAGACACAGGGTTTAGTTCTCTTGACAAAGTGTTTGGAATAAAGGAGGCAAAGTAATGAATAAAGATCAAAGACTAAAACTTGCTCAATCTTTAATTACTGAAGCTCTTGTTTGTTCAGACAAAGACGACATTGATGAGGCAAGACATTTAACTGAGCTTGCAGTAAAGCTGGAATTTAAACATCAAATGGAATCAATTATAAAAGGTGATATTGAACTTTTTAAAGATACTTTTAAGAATATGTATTCAAAAGATCCCAAAGTAAAAATTGTTTCGAGGGTCATGTTAGGTATGCTCATTGAGAATAAAGATTTTCAAAAAACTTTTAGGGATAAATTTATGATCTGTGCCTTTGAGCTTTTACATTTTGAGAGCCAACAAGAAAACGATAGTGAATATCACCCATTTGATGATCCGCTATGGTGATGTTATATATGTCTTATGGACATATCTGTGCGACTGAGGGCTGAGGATTGTTTAAAACTTAAGCAATTTCTTAGTAAGAACCCATCTACTAAATCACTTGGCCCTTTTCCAGAACATTTGGATTCTGGCACTATAGCAAGAATTTGTTTTGGTTTAGAAAATGCACTCAACAAAATTTAGTCGGGTAGCCTGACAGTTAGTTTAGTGAGATTAACTAACTTGAAAGCCATACAAGACCTAGAGCGACATAGGAAAAGCAGGGCGGCTATGCGAAGAGCCGATCTATCACCCGATTACTCTTTTAAAAATTTAGATGTTGTCATATTCTCTACACTGACCTCTGGTTGCTGCACTGTATACCATCTGTGACCGCAATCAAGACAACTTCTTCTTCTAAGTATTCTGTGTTCTTCATCCACAACTGTGCTTATAATTTTTTGAAAAGTAAATATTTTACATTCGGGACAAGCCACAAACGAGATTCTCTTTCTCATCAATAGTTTTAATTTTTATTGTTGCTCCTATTTTAGATTTTAAATCACAATATTTCTTCACTGCAAATACTTTTACGACTTGGCTATCGTCAGCAAATGCTGATCCAGTAAGACCATCTAGTAACCCTCGTAACAGTTTATCAATATCACCTTTTAATCTGTTTGTAACATAAGTCGGAGCATCTTGCTTTAATATATTTTTTGAGTCATAGTGAAGCTTCGGACGTTTAAAGTAAAACGTAACTTCTATTGCTAC